AATCATGGCAGCGCCAACAAATACCGTAACCACTTTTTCTGCGATTGGTAACCGCGAAGACTTGGCTAACATCATTTACGATATTAGCCCAATGGATACTCCTTTCCTTTCCCAGGCTGCTAAAAGCCGCGCCTCTGCCGTTTATCACGAGTGGCAGACTGACGCGCTTGAAGCTGCTAGCGCAAACCGCAAGATTGAAGGCGACGACGCAACAGCTGCTACTTTCGTAGCAACTACCCGCGTTGGTAACTACTGCCAGATTTCTAGCAAGACGATCTCTGTGTCTGGTACGCAACGTGCCGTAAACGCAGCTGGCCGCGCTGATGAATTCAGCTACCAGCTTGCCAAGCGTGGTCGTGAGATCAAGCGTGACATGGAATTTGCTCTTACCCGCAACCAAGGCTCAAGCGCTGGCGGTACGGGCACTGCACGTTCTTTGGCTTCTCTTGAGTCATGGCTTGCCACTAACAAGACCTCGGTTGGTACGGGTACCGCCCAAACCACCCCTGGCTTCTCCAGCGGCACCGTTGTTGCACCTACGGATAGCACCGTTCAAGGCACGTTCACTCGCGCCTCGCTGAACGATGTAATCCAAAAGTGCTGGACCGAGGGCGGCGACCCCAAGATCATCATGGTTGGCCCGTTCAACAAGACCGTTGCATCTAGCTTTGCTAACATTGCTACGCTCTACAAGAACGTAACCCCAGGCCAACAAGGTGAAATCCTGGCGGGTGCTGATCTCTATGTGTCCGACTTCGGCCAGCACCAGATCGTGCCTAACCGCTTCCAACGCGACCGCACTGTCCTTGTGCTCGATATGGAGTACCTGGGCGTTGCTACGTTGCGTGATATGGAAACTAACCCGCTTGCTAAGACTGGCGATGCTGACCGTACCCAACTCCTGACCGAATTCACGCTTGTCGTGAAGAACGAAAAGGCGTCTGGCAAGGTCACTGACTGCACCACGTCTTAATGACGATAAGGGGGGCAGAAATGCCCCCTTTTTTCCATGCTCTACGAAAGTGCTGTGACACGTATCGTTTTGGGACGCCTAAACTATGTGTTGGTATTGCTGGATACCGACACTAAAACAAGTGTGATGACGCAGCTATAGAGGCCGTCGCTGGCTACCTAGAATCAGTCTTTACACAGCACTTTCTTAGCGCTTGGAGGAATCATGAAAAAGAAAGACTCTCGGTTAGAACGGGCAGGCGTAGAAGGCTATAACAAGCCAAAGCGCACGCCGAACCATCCTACAAAGTCGCATGTTGTGGTGGCAAAAGAAGGTGAAAAGATCAAAACCATACGGTTTGGGCAACAGGGTGTGTCCGGCTCACCAGCCCGTGAGGGTGAAAGTAAATCTGAAGCGGCGCGTCGTAAGTCGTTCAAGGCGCGTCATGCAAGCAACATTGAAAAGGGCAAGATGAGTGCTGCTTATTGGGCAGACAAGGTTAAGTGGTGAGTTATGACAAAGCGTGTTCTTGATCATGATGCCTTTACTGGCATTACTACCTACCACTCATACGATCACAGCACAAAGCAAACGACGATAGAGCGAGTGCAAAACATTGCACCTATTCTTGATCGTAACAAAGCGCTGTATAACGATAGCGATTATAGGCAAAAGACTATGAAAGATAGTTTTTGGCACGCTGCCCATATTCCAATGATTGTTATTGAGAAGTGGCGTAACGAGGAAGGCATTGACGTATTTAATCCCGAGCATATCAATAAAGTGCGAGCTAAACTCAATTCGAATGAATATCAGTATTTGAGAACAAGCACCGGCAGGATTTAATGCAGGAAAAATTACTACAGGCGAAGGATTTAGCTGAGACTAATCCTGAATATGCTCTTAAGCTTTGCAATGAAGTATTGGACGAAGACTTTAATAACGATATGGCCCTGTTTATCCAAGGCTATATCCTTATGCAGTCTGAAAAGTTTGGATTAGCTTACAACCTGTTTCAGCGTTGTGCGCAGCTGAGACCTAATCAAACTGAAATCTACAACAATATGGGTATGTGTCTGGAGATAGATTATCCAGAGCGTGCCATGGAGTGCTTTGAGAAAGCCCTTGCCATACACCCTAAAAACCACCACGCTATGATTAATAAGGCTCTTATGCACCTAAAGCGTGGGGAGCCTGAAAAATGCGTGAAGTTATGTACCGAAGCCTTGCGAATAGACCCTAAAAGCCGAGCGGCGCACGACAACAAAGCACAGGCGTTGTTAATGTTGCGTGAGTGGGGCCAGGGGTGGGATGAATACACCCATTCATGGGGCGGCAAGCATAGACGCAAACGTGATTTTGATGGTCTGCCCGAGTGGGAAGGACAAGAGAATGCCACGGTTATCGTCTATGGTGAGCAAGGTCTCGGTGATGAAATCCTGTTTGCTTCGTGCATTCCTGATCTGCAAGAAATGTCTAAGCAGGTTATTTTGGAATGCGATAGACGTTTGCAGAACGTATTTGAGCGTAGCTTCGGGGTTGAGGCGTTTGGTACTCGGTACGATGAGCGCTCTCCTATTACCGATTGGCACGCAGCTGATTACGTTATTTCCGCTGGTGAGCTTCCCAGGTTCTTTAGGCGTACTCATAGATCATTCCCTGGCGATGCTTATTTAAAGCCTGACCCTGAGCGCTGTGTCCAATGGCAAGCTTTGTTAAAGACGCTGCCAGGATTGAAGATTGGCATAGCGTGGACTGGAGGGTTAAAGAATACAGGCAAAGCTGAGCGCAGCATTGATCTTGATACCTTAGCGCCCTTGTTTGATCTACCGCATACGTTTATCAGCCTTGAATACAAGGAGCCTGATCTGCTTGGTTATCCTATTAAGCATTGGTCGCGTGCAGTAGATAAATCTGCGGATTTTGATGAGACATTAGCGCTGATCAACGAGCTAGACTTAGTAATATCTGTCACAACCACCGTAGTTCACGCAGCAGGTGCGTTAGGCAAAGAGTGCTGGTGTTTGGTTCCTAAGCATCCTTCATTCCGGTTTCATTTATCAGGCGATATGCCATGGCACAAGTCGGTTAAGCTGATACGTCAGACAGACACATGGGAAGACGTAGTGTTTCACGTGAAACGTAAATTAGAGGCGTTATGCTAAGAATCTTTATCGGAATCGACGAGCGACAGCCCATTGCTTATCATGTGCTTGTTAGCTCAATACAACGCCGCGCATCCAAGCCTGTAGCTATTACGCCTTTAATCCTTGATCAGCTGCCCATGAAGCGCAGAGGTCTTACCAGTTTTACCTACTCGCGCTATTTAGTGCCTTATTTGTGTAATTATGAAGGCCAAGCTTTATTCATTGATTCGGACATGCTGCTTCTTGGCGATATCGCTGAGCTTTTTGATTCTGCTACAGGTGCTAGCGTGGACGTTGTGCCTTTTGCTGGTAACTTTGCTTTCGAGCGCCCTTCGGTAATGCTGTTTAACTGTGCAGAGTGCCGTGATTTGACACCAGAGTTAATCGAAACAGGCACGCCTCAAGATTTCTCATGGGCTAAGTCGGTTGGTAAGCTGTCTGCACTTTGGAATCACCTTGTCGGTTATGCGCCTTACAATCCAGACGCTAAGCTAATCCATTACACGCAAGGCGTGCCTGGGTACAAAGAGTGCCGTAAATGCGACTATGCAAATGAGTGGTTTGATGAGAAAGAGGTAATGCTAAGCCATTGCTCGTGGCTAGAGATCATGGGCAACTCAGTACATGCAAAGCCAGTATTGGACAGATTAAAAGGGGATATGCAATGACGATTTCAGCTGCTTATAAAGCAGAGCAACAGCGAATGCACAGAGAACTACCTAACTATGGCGTGGCATCAGTAGAGTTTGCGCCGCGAGTTAGCCAATTAATCAATAGCACTGGCATTAATCATATTCTCGATTACGGAGCAGGTAAGGGGCGGCTAGGCCAATCGCTTCAAGTTAATCATCCTGTTAGCCTTACACTGTATGACCCTGGCATCCCTGGAATTGATGAGCCGCCAGAGCCGCATGATATGGTGTGCTGCATTGATGTGCTTGAGCACATTGAGCCCGAACACCTTGATGCTGTGCTGGATGACCTTAAGCGAGTTACCAAGCATATAGGGTTCTTTACCATTCATACTGGCCCTGCAATGAAAGTGCTGTCAGATGGCAGAAATGCGCATCTAATCCAGGAAGGGCCAGAGTGGTGGCTGCCTAAGATCATGGCTAGGTTCGAGTTACATGCCTATAATAGGGTTAACTCCAACGGCTTCCTGGTGATCGTATGTCCCTTACCACCTATCTCGGTCTCCGTGACGCAATAGAATCTTGGTCGCACCGCAATGATGTAGCCAGCAGGCTAGACGACTTCATTGATCTTGCTGAGTCAGAAATGCTTAAATGGCTCAGGATTCGAGATATGGAGACTCGATCGACTGCGGTTACGTCAGGCCGTTACCTATCCTTGCCTACTGATTTCCTTGAGATGCGCCGACTTCGAATGATCTCAGGCGCTCAATACTTCGAGCTTTTGCAGTCTACGCCTGAAGGCATGTATATCACGCAAGACAGTGGTATGCCTAAGCTGTTTACCATAACCAGCGCTATAGAGTTTGATCGCACGCCAGATAGCGCGTACACCGTTGAAATGCAGTATTACGGCAAACCCGAGCCTATCTCTAGCACCAATGCCACTAACGCCATTCTGACTAGATACCCAAGTATTTATCTATTTGGTGCGCTGTGGGCGCTGTATCAGTGGACGCTGCAAGAAGACAAAAGCGAATACTTCTATTCTAAATTCATGGCTGCGGTTAACTCTGCAAACCGTGAAGACAAAAAAGGTCGTCATGGTCCTGCGCCAGCCATGCGTTATGGAGGTTCTACGCCATGATGCGCGATGTACCCATACCAGTGGTGGGCGACTGGTCAACGTCGCGCTCAAGGCAATTCAGCGCCCAAAGCACAATAAACCTATACCCTGAAACTAATCCATCAGGCCGTAATAACGCAGCTTTAATGTGTTGGCCTGGAACAGTAGGACGCGCTTATTCTCCTTACGGCACAAACTTCCCTGACGGCATTAACCGTGGGCTGTACGTGTTCCAGAATGAGTTGTTTGAGGTGCGAGATGAAGGGCTTTATAAGATAACTAGCACGTCAGGGGTGCTTGGCTATGCTGGTGCTGTTTCTTATGGCAACCCTACCAGGATAGGCCAAGTTTACGGCTCTGGACGATGCGTATTTGCTGATGACGGGATAAACCTCGTTATTGTTGCTGATACTCGCGTGTATCAATATGACGGTACAACGTTTGCAGAAATAACAGATGCAAATTTAGATGAGCCTAATGCTGTGGCCTTCATCAATAACCAATGGATTTATGATGGTGCAGACGGTGGCTTTATCGTTTCAAACGTAGGAACCCCAGGAACATTTAATCCGCTTAACTACGCCACAGCTGAAGCGCTAGGCGATGACCTGATTCGTCCTTATGCGTTTAACCAACTGCTTTATCTGTTTGGCGAAAAGTCTACAGAAACGTGGTACAACTCAGGCGTTGGCAATCCGCCGTTTGATCGTGTTGAGGGCGGAATTATTGCTAAGGGCATTGCAGGCGTTCACTGCATTTGCAATACCGACCAATTCTTGTATTTCTTAGGCGATGATCGCAACGTTTATCAGCTTGTTAACTCACAAATACGTGCAATATCGTCGCCGCAAATAGCACATGAGATAGAAAATTACGCGACTGTTTCCGATTGCTTTATGTTTAACATGAAGCTTGAGGGGCAAGACTTTATTGTTATTACGTTTCCATCTGAAGACGTGACGTGGTGCTACTCCGAAACAACTAACTTTTGGTTTCAGCTAACCTCTGGCTCTACAGGTGGTCGCCATATCGCAAACTCGTATGCGTTCTGCTATGGCAGGCACTTGTTTGCAGCCACAGAGGTTCCGATTAATGACGGTACCGATCTAACTAAATACTCTATTTGCGAGTTTGACGTTAATACGTTTAGCGATGTGGCTAACACGTACTACATTACCAATAGCACGCAGATTAAAGAGCGGATTATATCGCCGTTGAGTGGCAATCTAATTAACGCTCCTGGTAAGCGCGTGTGCATGAATAAACTTAGATTAATCATGCAAACGGGACGGGGTATAGCTGTAGGCCAAGGCTCCAATCCTGTTGTTATGTTGTCGCTCTCTACAGATGGTGGCGAGACCTACACGGCAGAGTATCAAGTGGCTACGGGTGCTGGTGGCAGGTACCAAACGAAGGTTGAGTGGTATCACTTAGATTCGTTCTATGATGGCGTCATAAAGATTCGGTTTAGTGACCCTGTATTCTCTTCAATTGAGAGTGCAATCATCACTATCGATGAGGCAGGTTACTAATGGCTAGGAAGATAAACCCGCCATTGGCGCTTCGCATCCCGCAAAAAATCCTGCAAGACCCTGAGCTTCGTGACTACTTCCGCGAGACACAGTTCATTCTGTTTCAGCTGGCTAACTTCATAGAGCAAACCAACAAGTTTGGCAGCTTCTACGACACGACTACGCAAACAGCAGCAGCAACTAACACAGCCTATGCCATTACCTTTAACAATACAGATATTTCAACAGGCGTAAGCCTGGGCACGCCTACATCTCGCGTCACTGTAGATGCGCCAGGGGTGTATAACTTCCAGCACTCTATGCAGATCATCAATACGGCTGGCGGGAACCATTCTATTTGGATTTGGTTTCGCAAGAATGGCACTGATATAGCGCAATCCGCTACCGAGATAAGAGTCCAGGGCAACAATACAGAGCAGTTCGCAGCCTGGAACTTTCATGTGCCTATGGATGTAAACGATTATGTTGAAATTATGTGGTCTGTTAGCGATACATCGGTAAGGTTGTTAGCTGTAGCTGCATCCTCGCCGGTTCCAGCTGTGCCATCTGTGATTCTGACGGTTAACTATGTAGGCTATGAGGTTTAGCGATGATCGTAGACAGGTGCTATGATGTAGGTGTGGTCCGAGCCATCCTCACGCACCCTGCAATCTATGAGTGCATCGCAGAAGACGGGACACCACCCAGAGAAGATTTCATACTTCAGTTAGAGGGTATCGCCTGCATTGTCGGCATCGTCGGCAGCGAGCCCATCGGAGTAATGA